TGTTTAAAAAAAAGGGAGACCGAAGTCTCCCCAAAAGAATAAATCTTTTAACAGTTTATTAGAGTTTTATCCTATGATAAGACGTTGTCAACTCTGAATATTCTGTAGTACTGGTTAGTTTTAACTGTACCTAAACCAGCAGAAGAACCAGTTACATATGGGTTTGATGCCATACCATAACGAGTCTTGAAACCGATTTTCGGAGCAAAAGTTGCTTCTGATACTGCTTTAACCATTTGTAGTGGTACGTATGGACAATAGAACACACCTGAGTCATATGGGTTTGAACCTTTGTAACCTACTGTTACATAGTCTGCTTGTGCATATGGGTCGATGTATACTTTTGTACGTCCGTTTAATAGACCAGCAAAAGTGTTACCTGTGTCATCTACCTGTAGGTTAGATGCAAGAGCAGGTGAATAGTCAAGAGTTCCAGCAGCGGCGAGGGCAGTAGCAACATCGGATGAACAGATGATTACGTTACCTTTACCACGACGAGTTTCTTTAGCAATTACGTTTGCTTCTCTGTCGATTTGTACTGTGAGACCTTTATACTTCTCTGCACTCCAACGACCATCAGCGTCTGCTGCTAGGTCAAATATACCATTTTTGGTTATACCTGCTTGTAAGCAACCAGTTTTCGCTTGTGAGTTAATTGTTCTGATAACTTCGCGGTTAATTTCAGCAAGGATTTCAGTTGACAATATGTTTGCTAACTCTGTTTCAGCGTCTAGACCGTGGATTGCTTTAAGGTCTTGTGCGAGTTCTAAAGAGTACTCTGCTTTTAATGCACGTGACTTAGCAGTAACAGTTTGCTTTTCAATGGTGAAACCCATTTCTTCAAACTCACCACCACCTGATGAACCTAATGCTTCAGCAGTTGCGGTAGTCATACCAGCAGCAGCAAGAGCAGTTAAACGCATAGCGTCTGCTGAGTCGCCTGATGGAGCAATACCATTGAAACCAGATGCGTTATCTGAGTCATGTGTACCGTCTTGCTTACCACCGAATTTAGTATCTGCTTCGTTGAAGAGTGCTTCTCTTGAAGAAGTAGTTACAGCACCACCAGCACCGTATCTTGCTTTCATAGCAAAGATAAGACCAGTTGGACCATTCATTGGTTGAACACCACATACGTCGTATGCGATTAGGTTAGGCATTGCGCGTCGTACTAATGAGATTAATACTGGGTCAAAGTTGGCAGCATTGCCAGTTGAGTTAGCAGGTGCTGCTTCTGTTAAGAAACCGTGCATTGCTGAACGCTCTTCGTTTAAAGCACGCTCTTGGTTTTCTAGAATAGCGGCAGTAACTTGACGACGGTGATGGTCTTTAATTGCCACGCCTTCGTTTAGGACTGGTGCCCACTTTTCGATTAATGTGTCGTATGATTGTTGCATTTTGATACTTCCTTATTTTAATGCTGTTTTACGAATTGTAGAAAGATAAGATGCCATTACATCAGAAACTTCAACCGTTTGGTCTGCTTCTTGTGCAATTTCTTCTTGTATTTCTTCTTTGATTGTTTTACTAAAGTATGACTCTTTGATTGTGTTTACTTTTTCAGCGAAGTTTTCTTCACTTCCAAAATCAACATCTTCAACGAGCGATTTTAGTTTTTCAACTTGTGTCTCTGCAAGGTCACGAGATGCTTCACGTATAATTGTGTTTCTCTTGTATCCTTCTAGTTCTACTGTAGTGTCGATTACTTTCTGTGTTTGTTCGTTGAGTTTTGTTTCCAACTCATCTACAGACTCAGCAAGTTCATCAACTAGGTCAACTTTAGATTCTGGAACATCAATGTAAGACTCTGTGAAGAGGTCTTTCATTTTCTCCATGAAAGTTTCAGCAATCTCTGTGCGCAGACCATTCTGCACTGCAAGTTTGTTGTCTTCCATCCAAGTTTCAACTACATAGTTGAGGTAGTTATCCACTTTTTCAACAAGGTCAGATTTAGTTAAAGATATTTCTTCTGCTAATTCTGCTTTGTACTGGTCTTCTAATCTATCAACTTCTTCTGAAAGTTTTGATTTTAGAGCAGTCTCAAAAAGTATTGCGGTTTTTTGCTTAAACTCTTCGGAAAGAGTTGCTTCAGACTCAACTAGTGCGTCTAACTCAGCAGAAGTATCTACAGTTGTTTCAACAACAACTTCACTATTTTCCATATCTACTGATTCGCTGTAACTGTCATACATCTCTTCCATGTCCTTTTTGGACATTTTAAGCATTTTGTCAGTCATTGCACTAATCATACCCGCTTTTGTTTTTGGGTGGACTTTCTTAATTTGAGCGGGAGCATCTTTTACTACTTTATCCACAGAAGCAACGGCATCTTCAGGAGAAGTTGCGTCGGGGTCTTCTTTAGGAGCAGGTGCTTTACCGTCCATCTCTTCGAGAGTTTGTTCAACGATTTCGTCTGTTACTACATCGTCGAGGTCTTCATGTTTTTCAGTCATAATGACTCCTTTACATATTAGATTTTAGTAACGAGAGGAAATTCTTAAACTCTCGAACACTTGTCTCATATAAGACAGTCTTCGGAGCATTCTTAATTTCAATCTCCATTTGTTCAATTACTTGAGGTTTAAGGACACCGTTATCCCAAATCCAATCAACACCTTCCATTATACCATTAACAAAAGCATCTGGTGCTGATGGGTCTTGTACGATGTCAACCGTACTAAGAATAAAGTCGTCTTTCACGACCATTGCGTCACCCTTTTTCTCAAGACTACCCATACCACGAGTTGACACACCTAGTTGCACACCACCATCGAGTAGACCTTTAACAATCCGTCCCATTGGAGTATCCAATATTTGTGCCTTTCCTACCACATCAATTCCCTCTAACTTGAGGTCAGTGATTAGGTGAGAAACTTTATCCAAGTTAACAGTTGGTCCTTCGGGGTGATTAAGTTCCCCTACCGCACGTTTCTTACTAACTTGGGTTTCCACGTACTGTTTAACTGCCTTCTCCATAATTGGTTTAGGGTAAACTCGTCCGTTTCTATTCTTTTTATCTGCTTGTGCGAAAATACCTTCTATAACGTATTTCTTTTCGCCATCTTCTTTTTTCTCTACGATACACTTTAGTGATTCGTTCTCTGTAAATTCTGTAATTAACTTCATTAGGTCAATTCCTTTATAACTTTGTCGATTGCCTTCTTTGCGTCATTTAAGTTGTCGTAGTGGTCTAAGTGGTCACCATCAACATACGCAACAAAACCATCTTTTCCTTGAGTCACAAGTACAGGGATTTTATTGATTGTCTTTTTGAAGACAACCTTTCCTTCTGGTTTACGACCCGCAAGTTCTGTTATGAGGTTTTTATAAGTTTTCATACTTCTATTTATACAAATTTATTTTTACAAAATTAACTATTTTATTCTATTTCTGCGACTATTTCTTCGTCAGATATCTCCATATCGGCATCTGGAACATCTCCATTGAAGATTTGTCCTGCAACAGATACTCTCTGTGACTCTAATGCACTTGATTGTTTGTCCTGTAATATAGAACTAAACATGTCTTGTGCCTTATTCAATTCTCCATCACCTATATGGTCTATTAGTTGTGCTAATGCTTCATTACTCATTTTTTTATTCCTCGTCTTCGTCTTCAACGGCATTTTCGCCTTCGACTTGTTGTTTCAATTCATTAATATCGTCATCATTCATCATCATGACATTCTTCATAACCCATTCACGTGAGAAGTACTCACCGACATACTGTGACACTTGGTCAAGAGTATTCATACGGTTCTGTAGTATCTCAGCGTTCTTCAACTCTGTGAAATGGTTATCTCTTTGGTAATCAACTTGAATGTTGTTTTTCCAACTTTCCCAATCTTGTTCTGTTATGATACCTTTTAGAAGAAGTTGTTTCTTCAATATACCTGTGAACAACATTGAAAATCTTTTGCGCAATCTGTCAATAAACTTTTGGAACTTGACTTCATCACGATTAATCTCTGTAGACCTACCAAGGGAGAACTGACTCTCTTGTTCTAATCTACTTAACGGAACATTCAATGACCTATACATTCTCTTCTGGAAGTATACGATGTCATCAATCTGTCCGAGGTTCTCTCCACCTGGAAGTGTAGTAATCTCTGTACCTCTACCACCTTCACGTCTTGGTAACCAGAAGTCTTCTAGCATAGACATATGCTTTCGGTCATCTTTTAGATTACCTGTGTTTGCATCATAGACTAACTTGTTTCTATAACGAGACATGATGTCTTTCATATATGCTTCTGATTTATTACGTGGCATGTTACCCACGTCAATATAGAATATACGTCTTTCGGGTGCACGCGCGAGACGATAGATAACAAGACTATCTTCTAACATACGAAGTTGATTGATAGGTTTTAATGCCTTATGTAAATAGGACACAACCTGTTTCTTACTGGGGTCAAGTAACCCTGATGTCACATAGGATATTGAGTCGGGTGAAAGTCTTACCCCTGAGTTAGCTCCTGCCCTGTCTTGGAATATATAAAACTCACTTACCTTCTCAACAATCTTTGCATCGGTTGAAGGGTCTTTCTTATACTTGACTTCTTTTACTTTTCTTATCTTTGATGAGTCTATAGGTCTTATCTCTTGGATACCTAACTTTAAATTCTTTTCGTCTGCAACAAGGTGAAAATATATTCTGCCGTCCACATAGAATGAACGGAATATGTCATGTCCCAAATCATTGAACTTTAACATGCTACATATGTTCATAAACTCTTCTTGCATGAGTTCTTTTATTTTATCTGTTGCCTCTTTATCTTCTATCTTATCTAGGTTTAGAGTCACAGGTGATTCAAGTTCACTACCTACTATTGATTCGTTCACGATGTCTTCTATCGCGGCATCTACTTCTGGGTGAGTTGCTACACCTCTATACTTCATCACTAACTGATGATTGTCTTTTGCCTGTCCACCATCCATGTCAATGTATTGACCGTAATGTGAACCAGACGCAGTTATGTAACCTGCACCATCATCATCGACAGGTGCAACTACAGAACGGAGTTTTTCTAGTTTCTTATCTTTTTCATTTTCTGAATTTGATTTTGCTCTTTTGAGTTCAAATCCAAATAGTTTTAAAATACTATTGTCGTCTGCCATTATATTTTCCTATTTCTA